ACAAACAGGAGAAAGGAATAAATGAATAATGAGTACGATATTTCACAAGCATTTCAGAGAATTGAAGAAACCTTGATAAAATCAATGTCAAGTAATCTAGGCAGACATCTTCGAGAAGAGGCAAAAGAGGGAATGAATTGGAGTGCTTGGCAAGCAGAACAATTAAAATCATTAGAAATATATAAAAAAAGGAATAGAAAGAGGTTAAATAAAACCTTTTTCAATATCAATTCAGATATAAATGACCTATTAAGAAAAAGCCGAGATGATGGAAAACTGGAGCAAGAAAAATTGATATTAGAGGCTATTGAGAATGGCGAATTTAAGTCTAATGATAAAAAGATAAATAAATTATGGCACATTTATAAAAAGAGTAAAAATTCGAGAATTAAGAAAAAACAAATAGGTAGAATTTATGATATTGTAAATCATTCAGAGTCAACATTTTTTAAGGTTGATGAGAAGAAATTAAATGCTCTTATAGATGAAACATTGAATAATCTAAAAAAAGCTGAAACATCAATATTGAGATATGCTAGTGATAAATATAGAAGTATAATATTTGATGCTCAAGTTTATGCTAATACTGGAAGCGGAACACCACAACAAGCAATAGATATGGCAACACATGATTTCTTGCAAAGTGGAATAAATAATATTGAATATGCAAATGGTGCTAGAGTAAATATAAAATCTTATGTTGAAATGGCAATAAGAACTGCAAATTCAAGAGCACACATGCAAGGCGAGGGAGAAAAAAGAGATGCTTGGGGAGTTCATACTGTATTAGTTCCAAATCGAGGAGGAGGCTGTCCGTATTGTATAAAATTTCAGGGAAAAGTATTTATTGATGATGTGTGGTCTAGTGGTACTACTGAAGAAAGCAATTCTACAGGTTATCCATTATTAAGCAAGGCAGTTAAGGAACGATTATTTCATCCTAACTGTAAAGATACAATAGTTACATATTTCCCAGATATAAATTCAAAGGTTGAGCCACCAACAAGAGAACAAAAGGAAGAAAAAATAATAAGATACAAAAAAGAACAAAAACTTAATTATATAAATAGAAATATAGAAAAATATAAACGATTAGAGCTAGGAAGTCTAGATAGTGAAAATATTGAAAAATATCACAATAAAAGACTTGAATGGCAGAGATATAAAGAAAAATTCGAATAAGTTATTAACATTAGAGCCGAAAGGCTCTTTTTTAATATAAAAATTTTAAAAGAAAAGAGGTATTTAAAATGGCTAAAAAGAAAGAAGAAGTAAAAGAAAACGAAGAATTACAAGAAGAAGTTGTTACAGAAACAACTGAAAAGGTTGAAGAACCTAAAACTGAAGAAATTACAAGTACAGGAGAAACTGAAGAAGTAGAACTAGCTGGAGATAAAATAGAAGCTCCATTAAATGAAGATGCAAAAGTGCAAGCTACAGAAAACAAAGTTCCAACTGTAAAAGAAGTTTTTAGGGATAAATATGACTCAAAGGTTGTTTATAATGTTGGAGATACTTTTGTTTTAGATGAAAGTCTAGAAGATAATAAACCAGTAAAAGATGGAGATAAGCAATATAAAGTATCAAAAACAAGATATGAAGAACTTCAAAGAAGTTTATATGTTGATTAATTAAGAGCCGAAAGGCTCTTTTTAATATGGACCAAACACTGATGTCCATACAAAAAAGCATGTGCAAATTTATTAAATAGTCAATTCAAGACTTAAAAAAGTAGGAGGTAGTGAGAATGGATGGAGATAACAACACAAATAACAATGGTGTAAATAATAATTCAAATCCAAATGCCCAAAACACTACTGGGCAACAAACAAATCAAAATGCAAATCAACCATCAGCTGGAGCTATAGATTATGCAAAAATCCAAGAAATGATAGATGGTAGAAATGCAAAAACAGAAGATAGCATATTGAAAAGCTATTTTCAAAAGCAAGGTTTATCTGCAGAGGAAATGGAAAGTGCAATAACAACTTTCAAAGCTCAAAGAGAAAGCCAAGCCAACCAACAAAATAGAGAATTATCAGATGCTCAAAATTCTTTAAAAACAGAGCAATTAAAAAATCAAAAATTACAAATATCATTAAAAGCCTATGGGTTTGTTGATGAGTTAAATATAGATAATAAAACAATGCCTTATCTATTAAAAATGGCTGATTTTTCAAATTGTGTTGATAAAGATGGAAAAGTAAATGATGACTCTTTAAAACAAGCACTACAAAAGGTCATTGATGATGTACCAGGATTAAAGAAACAAGTTCAAAATTCTGTAGGCATCACAGTTGGTGCTAACACTAACAATAATCAAGGCTCAAATTCTCCAGCATTTGATTTCGGATTTGCTGGTGTAAGACCTAGAAAAAAATAATAGAAAGAAAAGAGGTAATTTAAAATGGCATTTGAAAAACAAAATTTGAATTATGCTAAAGAATATTCACAAGCTTTAGCTCAAGCTTATCCATATACATTGTATTTTGGAGCTTTATGGTCTGCTGTAAAACCAGACGTTAAATTTTTAAATAACAATACAGTTATTTTACCAAGTTTATCTGTAAAAGGTAGAAGTAATGGAGATAGAGATTCAATAGGAACATTCTCTAGAAACTTCAATAATGCAGAGGAAACAAAAGTATTAAAAAGACATAGAACATGGGATACTTTAATTCACCCACGCGACATTGATGAAACAAATCATGTTGCATCTATATCAAACATAACAAAAGTTATGAATGAGGAACAAAAATTCCCAGAAATGGATGCAGAGATGATCACAGAACTATATGCATTAAAAAATGCGATAGAAGCAGTTACACCAGATGATGTTTTAACATTATCAAATGTTTTAACAAAATTTGATGCAATGATGGATAAAATGGACGAGGCAAGAGTTCCAGCAGCAGGAAGATTGTTATATGCTGACACATACACAAAAACATTAATTGATACTGCAAAAGAAGCAGCTAGAAATTTAAGTGCAACAGATACTGCCGTTGCTAGATCATTAGATAGAATTGGAGAAGTTGAAGTAATTGGTGTTCCAACTTCAGCGATGAAATCTGCTTATACATTCAAAGAAACAGATGGATTTGAAGTAGCAGCTGGTGCTAAAGATGTAAAAATGTTATTAGTACATCCAAGTGTAGTAATCCCAGTAATCGCTTATGATTTTGCAGAATTGGGAGCTCCAAGTTCATTGTCTAAAGGAAAATGGACATATTTTGAGGAATCTTTTGAAGATGTATTCATCTTTAATAAGAAACATGCTGGTATTCAGTTTTATATTGAAAAATCAGCCTAGGAGTTGATGAAGTATGAAGATATATGCAGATAAAGACTACTACCAAAATACATATAAAGGCAGTAGTCTTTCTAGTGATAATGAGTTAAATAAATACTTACAAGAGGCAACTGATGATGTAAATACTTTGACTTTTAATAGGATTGTTGGAAAAGGTTTTGATAATCTTACTGATTTTCAAAAAGATATAATTCAAAGAGTATGTTGTCAGTTTGCCGAATTTAAATTTGAAAATGCAGATGTGATTGAGTCAATATTATCTAGTTATTCAATAAATGGGGTATCTCAAAGTTTTGGAAACAACAATCTTAATGTGAAATTAATCGAGGGAATTGCAATACCTTTTAGATTATATAAATTGCTGGGACAAACTGGTCTAACTTGCAAGAATGCGAGGTATTATCAATGAAATATCCATCTTTAGTTAGAAAACAAGATTGTAAAACTGACATTCATGTAGTTTTGTATAGTGATGATATATCTGAAGAGGGAGCTCCTCAAATTGCTTTAGAAGATGATTTCAAATGTAATTATCAGAACAAAGCAAAAAGAGTTCTAACAAGTGAAAAAGTGTCAGTACAAGTTACTGGCATTTGTTTATTTCATGAGGATATAGCACCAAATATGACAGATATACATAGTGGTAAAGTTACAGTTTTCGGTAAAGAAAGAGATATTATACAAGGCACGAAAGCAAGAAATCCAGATGGAACAGTAAATTATGTTGAATTGGATATTGTATAATGTCAAACTTCGTAAAATCAACAATTAAGATAAATTTCCCTAAAATAAAACAATTGAGTAAAGCAACAACAACAGCATTAGAAGAAACAATTGAGGCATTAAAAACGGAAGTTATAAATGCTCAAGTAATGCCTTTTGATACTGGTAACATGCAAAATAATTCTACATTTACTGATATTTCAAAAAGCAAACAAGGTAGTGTAAGTTTAATAACTGCAACACCTTATGCTAGAAGAATGTATTATCATCCCGAATATAATTTCCAAACTAAAGAAAATGCTCATGCTCAAGGAAATTGGCTAGAGCCTTGGATAAGTGGGAAAAATAAAGATTTTGTTGGTAAGGCATTTGCAAAGTTATATAAAAAGGAGGCTGGTTTATAGTGTTGAGATTAGTTGATATTAAAAACTGGTTAGTTAAATTAGATGTAAAGACAGTTGCTGAAATCAACAAGATGTCTATTATGGAATTACATAATTTGAAAGTAAAGGAATTATTTTCTAAAGGTTATGTTGTAGCGGACCATTTCTATATTGGCAAGCTAGATAATAAGAAACAAAAATCTATTGGAGTTTATCAGCTACAAACTACAAATCCTAATATTGCAGTAGGTGGCTTGAAAAACACAAAATGCAAAGAAAAGACTGTAAGTATTTTAATTCATTGGAACAATAATGCAGATGAAACCGAAGTAAAAGCTCTTGAGTTATATTATAAATTCATGAATGCTAGGAATTTTTACATTACTAATAATATTTTAGTTAATTATATCGATTTGCTTGTACCAGAACCAATAGATGTTGGAACGGATAGTTCTAATATTTATGAGAGGGTAATACAAGCAAGATTTTATTATGAGGAGGTTGATTAAAAATGGCAACAGTAACAACTGGAGTATATCCCGTATTTGATAATGTGTTCAAAATTGGAACCAAAGGAAAAGCATCTGAAAGTGCAGATATGAAAGCAATTGCAGATTGCGAAACATTCTCAATGTCAATGGATAATAATGTTGAAGAATGGACTCCTATGACAACAGAGGGTTGGATTAGAAGAATGATGACTGGAAAAGGTTTTTCAATCAGTATTTCTGGAAAAAGAAATGTTGGAGACGATGGAAACGATTACATTGCATCAAAATTATTTGCAACTGGTGCAAGTGTAGAATCTAAATTTGAATGGGTATTCGCAGATGGTACTACGGTATCATTTGACTGTATTATTTCCGTATCTAATGCTGGTACAGGAGATAGCACGAATGTTGCACCTTTAGAATTTGAGGTTATGTCAAATGGAAAACCAACTGTAACACCAGCAGCATAAAACGAGCCTCAGCATTTCGGTGCTGGGGCTTATTTTTTTTAATAAAATTAATTTTAGGAGGAATTAAAAATGGCAAATAGTATTGATATTAGTGCAAAACTAAAAAAAGAGCCTATAAAAATAAGGTTAGCAGAGGATAAAGAATATGAAGTTGATAACAGTGCAGAAACATTTGTTATTGTACAAGACAAATTAAAAGATAAAGAATTTAGTATTGATGTTATGTATGAAGTAATTGAGATATTAATGGGAAAAGATGCATTGAAAGAAATAAAAGGTATGAAATTGTCTGTAAACGGAATTGAAAGTGTAATAATCGGTTTAATGGCAGCAATAAATGAAATATCTTATGAGGAAATGGAGAAACGATTTCCAAAACAATAATGAAGCATTTTATGATTTAATTGATGATTTTGACTTAATAGAAAGCTCATTTGCTCAACAATATGGCATTAGACTAAGAATGGAAATAGATACTATGAAGTGGGGAGAATTTTCAAGTTTATTAAGTGGTTTGAATGGAGACACACCTCTAGGAAATATTGTAAGAATTAGAAGTGAAAAGGATCCAAAAGTAATTAAAAATTTTACTGAAAATGAAAAGAGAATTAGGTCAAAATGGTTAAATAAAAATGCAAAAGAAATAAGTCATGAAGATTATCAACAAGCTATGGAAAGTATAAAAAATATGTTTAAATCCATAGCAAAACAAAATGAAAAGAAATGAGGTGGAAGAAATTGAGTCAAAATGTAGGTACAATAGATTTAGAATTGTTATTAAAAAGTGAAAAATTTAAATCTGAATTAAATGGATTACAAGGGCAAGCAAATCAAGCCTCAACTAAAATTTCTGGAGCCTTAAAAGGAATTGGTAAAGCAGCATTAGCTGCTTTTTCTGTTGCAGCCGTTGTTAAATTTGGAAAAGCATGTTTACAAGTAGCAACAGAAACAAGCAATGCATGGATAGGATTAAATTCTATATTGACTGGGCAAGGAAAAAGTTTTTCTCAAGCTCAAAAATTCATTGAAGAGTATGTAAGTGATGGTTTAGTTCCTTTGAATAATGCAGTTACTGCATATAAAAATTTAGCAGCTAGAGGTTATTCATCAGACCAGATTAAAAAGACAATGACAGCATTAAAAAATAGTGCTACATTCGGAAGACAAAGCACTTATTCATTAGGCGAGGCAGTTCAAACTGCATCTGAAGGTCTAAAAAATGAAAATAGTATTTTAGTTGATAATGCTGGTGTAACAAAAAATGTTGCTAAAATGTGGGAAGATTATGCAAAATCAGTAGGAAAAACAACAAACCAATTAACACAACAAGAAAAAATAAATGCAGAAGTAAATGGAATATTAGAAGAAACAAAATTCCAAATGAACGATGCAGCAATTTATGCAAATACATACTCTGGTAAAGTTGCTCAATTAAATTTTGCTTTCACTACAATGAAAACTGCTATTGGTAATGTAATACAACCTATTGCAAAATTATTTATTCCAATATTAACCGCAGCTGCGAATGCAGTAACAAGATTATTCACTGCAATTGCTGGTTTAATGTCAATGTTTGGATTAAAGGCAGACAGTGTTGAAACAGTATCAAAAGGGTTAGGAGGAGTCGCCGATAATGCAGACAAAGCAGCCGATGCAGTAAAAGGTGTTGGCGATAGTGCAGGGAAAACTGCAAAGCAAGCAAAAAAAGCAGCCTTACAATTAGCTGGTTTTGATGAAATGAATAAACTAACTGACAATAGCAGTAGTGGTTCTGGAAGTGGTTCCGGAGGTGGAGCTGGAGGTGGAGCATCAGCCCTTGCAGAGTCATTAGATGTATCAACCAATATACAACAAGATACATCAGCATTTGATGGTATGTTGAACAAAGTAAAAGAGTTGGCAAATATATTTAAAGAGGGCTTTAAAGTTAGTTTTGGAGATACAAATTTCGATGGAATTTTATCACATTTAAGCAATATAAAAAAATCATTACTGGATATATTTACAGATTCTAATGTTGTTAACTCTGCAAACAATCTTGTAAAAACATGGACTTATGCATTAGGACAATCAGTCGGAGCAATTGCAAGAATTGGAGTGAATATTGCTGAAGGACTAGTTGGAAGTGCAGATGGATATTTACAAAAAAATTCTGAAAGAATAAAGAAATTCTTAATAAGTATGTTTGATGTAACTGCAGAAAGATTTACTTTTGTTGGAAATTTCATGGAGGCTATTGGAAAAATATCAGATGTTTTTGCTGGAAAAGAGGCAAAATCAATTGGTACAAGTATTATTGAAATGTTTGCAAATCCTATTATGTCTGTCTATGATGTAATAAATAAATTCATAACGGATTTAACAAAATTATTAGTAACACCAATTATAAATAATTGTGATCTAATTAAGCAAACAATCCAGAATACTTTAGGACCTATATCAAGTATATTTGGAACACTAGCTGAAATAATGACTGCATTAGGAGATAAGATAAATGAAATTTATACAACATATATAAGTCCATTTCTTGAAAACTTATCTATTGGAATGTCAGATACATTCGGAAAATTTTTAGAATTTTGGAATACTTATATTGTTCCATTCCTAGATAATGTTGCTAATGGATTTTCACAATTATGGACAGAACATTTAAGTCCATTGATGGATAAAATAGGTGGGCTAATTGGCTCAATAGTTCAAGCAATTCAAG